ATTACAGATTTGGCTGTGGCTGATGGTGGAACTGGTGCATCGACTGCGGCAAATGCTCGTACAAACCTGAGTGCGGCGGCTTCTGGTGCTAACTCTGACATTACCTCGATTACTGGTTTGACTACTGCTTTGACTGTGGCTCAAGGTGGAACTGGCGCAACATCAATCTCTTCTGGTGCTTTGGTTAAGGGTAATGGAACTAGTGCATTGAGTGCGGCATCTGCCTCTGACATAACAACTGCTATTGGTTCTACTGCGGTAACAAACGCAACAAACGCAACCAATGTAACAAATGGTTTAGGTGTTAGCCAAACATATCAAAACGTAACTGGTAGCCGTGCTTTAGGAACAACCTATACAAACTCAACATCAAAGCCTATTTGGTTAAGCGTGTCGTTTGGCAATAGTGCTGGTCAGGTATGTGACCTATATGTTGATGGCAATCTTGCTTCTCATACAGAAGGTGATCTATATCCACGATTGACAGTTACAGGAATTGTCCCTGCTGGTAGCACATACTACATAAGCCGAACTGGTGGAAGTGGTGCTATCACTTATTGGTTGGAATTGAGATAAGAATGAGCGAAGTTATTGATTTACTTGCTGTTGAGGGTGCTGTTTCTACACAAGAAGGACAGAACACGCCTGAAAAAATACAGTTTCGCCACAATGTTTTAGTTTTGCAAGAAGGCTTAATGGACAAAATAGCCAAGGGCGAAATTGAATCAACATTAGATGACTGCACATTAACCCATCATTTTTCACCTGTTGACGAAAAGTATGGTTGTGGCACTTACGCAAGGGAAATGTTTATTCCAAAGGGAACTGTCATCATAGGAAAGATTCACAGGCATCAACATTTGAACTTTATTATGAAAGGCAAAGTATCTGTTGCTACTGAGTTTGGTAAAAAGTATTTTGAAGCACCTCATGTGTTTATTTCTGAGGTTGGTTTAAAACGGGCTGTTTATGCAGAAGAAGATACTATTTGGGTAACAGTTCATTTAACAGAGCATCAAGGAGAGGATAACCTTTCCAAGATAGAGGAAGAAGTTATTGCGCCAACTTATGAAGAAATGGGGCTTATTGCCTCTGCGCCACAAATCAAAGGAGAATTGCCATGACATGGGGAATGACAGCAGTTGCGGGAGCAGGATTAGTCGGCGGCATAATGGCTGGCGAATCTGCTAAGAGTGCGGCAGAGACTTCTGCTAATGCTCAAAGAGAAGCGGCTCAGACGGCGGCAGATGCGGCTAGATTTCGTCCTGTCGGTGTAACTACTCGTTATGGCACATCACAGTTTCAATTAAGTCCTGAAGGATATTTGCAGAGTGCAGGATACACAGTATCTCCTGAACTACAACAATATCAGGATCAGTTACAAGCCCTATCGCAACAACAAATCCAACAGGGCTTAATGGCTCCACAGCAGTACGCTCCTCTACAAGGTGCGGCGGGTGGGTTATTTAGTCTTGGTCAACAGTATTTGGCTCAAACGCCAGAACAGGCGGCTCAAAAGTATATGGAACAGCAACAGAACTTGCTTGCTCCTAGCCGTGAGAGACAGTATGCACAGTTGCAAAACAAATTGTTCCAAACAGGTAGAGGTGGTTTATCAGTAGGTGCGACTGGATTGCGTCCAAGTGGCGCACAAGGTTTAGGCGCAAGTAATCCTGAGATGGAGGCGTACTACAACGCTTTGGCACAACAAGATGCACAGTTAGCGGCTCAGGCACAAGAGGCTGGTCAACGGCAAACTGCATTTGGTGCAGGGCTGTTTGGCACAGGTTCGCAATTGCTTGGTCAGTATCAGGCTGGTCAAGTTGGTGCGTTATCACCATTCCAAACATCGCTTGGTTTGGGTGGAACTATTGAATCAATGGGTCAACAAGGATTGGAGTTGGGTTCTGCTCTTGGTGGTAGGTCTGCTACGGCTGGCGCAACTGCTGGAAGATATTTGCTTGCTGGTGGTCTAGGTGCGGCAGAGGCAATGCAAAAAGCCAACGCTTACAACCCATTGGCTAATGTCTTACAAGGCGTAGGAACAAATCCGTATGTTTACGATTATCTTAAAGGCAGGGGTGCTGGTGGCGGTATAACAAGCACAGGTATGTTTGAACAATCATATACAGATGTTTATGGTGGTGGGCAACTGCCATTAGGCTACGCTAATCTTTAAGGAGAAACCAAATGGCAACAGATATAGTAGGTGGATTATTTGGTATCACTCCTGAGATGTACCAAAGAGATCAAAATATATTGGCTTTGAAGCAAGCGGCAGAATTAGGGCAAATGGATCCTTTTGCATCTGCTCGTACTAGCCTTATCTATGGTGGCAGACAGTTGGCTGGCGCATTGGGTGCTGAAGACCCAATGTTGCGGAAGATTTCTGCACAAAACCAGATATTGCAAGGATTGGACATTACCAATCCACAATCAATTGCTAGTGGTATTGAAAGAGCGCAACAGGCTGGAATTCCTGAGTTGGCTTTTAAGTTGTTGGCTGTTCGTGATGATGCAATGAAACGGCAAGCAGTTTTGCAATCTCAACAAAGAATGCAACAGGCTCAAGGTTTGTTGCCAAGCATATTAGTGCAAGGCACTCCAGAACAAGTTATTCCTGAAAAGGTTATTGTTGATGAGACTTCTGACACTTCTTATTTGCAACCAGCAACAAAGAAAGAAGCAACTCCAACAATGATTAACCAAAGAGTTGTTGAGCAATTAAGCGTTACACCAGAAGGGCAAGCCGTTCTTGAAGGTTTCTACAAGGCGCAGAAGTCTGGCAGTGATGCAGATAAAGCGCAGGCGGAAGCAAATATCAAAATTGTTGAGGCTAGATATGCTCCTGAATCACAAAGAGCAAAATTGATTAAAGATGCGGCTGATGCACAAAAAGCGGCAACTGATGCAAGTTGGGAAGATAAAGTTAAAGCCATTGGCTATGCTAAAACAGTTGCTGAAATTAAGAATATCAATAGCGAAATTGGTGTTCGTGGTGCCAAACTTGGTTTGGATACACAAATGACTCAGGTCAATGTTTTAGAAAAGTTGGCTCAAATCCAAAAACTTAATACTGACATCCCAGAATCAACTAGAAAACTCATTAACGATAGTGCAGTTGTTGCCGCAACATCAAAGCAGGCGGCTAATCAGTTTAATGATTTAGCATCTAGGATTGAGTCTGCTGGCGGTGGATATGGTGGATTCTCATCATTTAATTCATATCTTACGAAGGCTGGTGGTTTCCAGAATGGAACTTACGATTTGCGCCAAGAGTACACAAGGTTGCGTAACAATGCGGCGATTAAGTCCCTGCCGCCTGGCCCCGCAACGGACAAAGACATCTCCCTTGCATTAAGCGGATTCCCAACCGAGACAGCAGATGCTAGAACTCTTGCTAGTTTCTTGCGTGGCATGGCAAAACTTCAAGAGATCGATGCGACAGTTGCCAACGCAAAAACTGATTGGGTTGCTCAAAACAATGGTGTTCTTACAAGAGCCAACAAGACATTTGTGGCTGGTGATTACACGGCAAAACAAGGTGAGACTTTTGTTGACTTCTCAAATAGGATTGCTAAAGATGTTAGTTCAAGATATTCTGGTGTTGGTGAGAAAGAAAGAGTGCAAGGTTTAGTTGGTCAAATTCCAACAACAGGAGAACTACCATCAACTAGCACAAACATTTTGAACCAAGCAGATCAAATTTTGGCTAGACCTCGTGGAGCAAGATAATGGCAACAGCACAAGAATACGCAACTTGGATAGTTCAAAACAAGGATTTGCAAGGAACTCCTGAGTTTGAAACTGTTGCAAAAGCCTATGAGGTTAAAAAACAAAGTGAAAATTTAGCAACAACAACTGCTCAACTTGCGCCAAAACCTAAAGAGGCTGGCATTGTTGAGAAGTTGATTGGTGCTGGTGAAACTGGCTTGGCTATAACTACTGGTTTATTTGGCGGAACTTTTGGCGGTTTACGAGGTGGTATTGGTTATGCGGCTCAACAGGCTAGAGAAGGTAAGATTCGTGATCCTTTAGCAACTAGGGGTCTTGAGCAAGCCATAGTTCAAGGCGCACAAGACTTCACATATATGCCAAGGACTGAGGCTGGTCAAGAGCAGACTCAAGCAGTTGGCAGATTTATTGGCGAGACAATTCCACCAGTTATGCCAGTTATTGGTGCACCATCCATGTTGTCTCAAGCAACTAGGCAAGCGGCACCATTTGTAGAAGCTGGCATCAGAAGGGGCGCTACTGCGGCTCAAGAAATGGCGATGATTCCTGTGCAAAGAGGAACTCAGATGGTGCGTGATGTTTTTGGAGTTGAGACTCCAGCACCAATGGGGGCAACTGGCAGAGCAAGTGGCGGTGCTATGGCTACTCCAGCGGAATTACAACGCATGACAACTGCGGAAGGATTGCCTGTCCCTGTTAAGTTAACAAAAGGTGCGGCTAGTCGTGAGGCAGAGCAGTTGGCATTTGAAAAAGAGCAAATGAAAGGTCAGTTAGGACAACCTTTACGCCAACGGGCTGAAGAAAATAATTTACAACTATTGCAAAACTTTGATGCAATTGTTGATCTAACAGGAGCAGAACAAGTTAGAAGTGGGTTAGCCGCAACTGGTAATGCAGTTATTAATGCATTGTCAACTGGATATGAAGGGGCAAAAGCAAAAACAAGAGCCGCTTATAAAAAGGCTGAAGCACAGGGGGAACTTGATGCCTTGTTAAGTATTGATGATTTGGCTAATTACATAAATTCTAAAAAAGTAGAATCTGCTTTGCCAAATGCGCCAATAATTAATTTTGCTAGAGATAAAGGCGTTGAATTAGGTGTTCTTGAAAAATTACCTGATGGTTCTGTTCAGGCTTTACCAACTACTTTAAAAAATACTGAAGCGTTAAGAAGATCAATTAACGAAGTAACAGGTTACGAACCAACTAATAAATTATTTAGCGGTGAATTAAAGAAGGTAATTGATCAAAACACAGAAGGTTTAGGTGGTGAACTTTACAAACAAGCCAGAACATTGCGTGAACAACAAGCTAGAAAATATGAAGGTCGTGCAATTGTTGCCAATTTACTTACAACAGTTAAAGGTAAAGATGATCCAAAGATTGTTGCTAGTGAAGCATTCCAGAAATCTATTCTTAATTCTTCACCAGAAGAAATTACATTCCTAAAACGTGTTTTGTTGACAAGTGGCAAAGATGGTCAGCAAGCATTTAAAGAGTTACAAGGTGCAACTATCAAGCATCTAGAAGACATTTCTACGGCTGGAGTTGGAACAGACTCACAAGGTCGTGCATTGGTATCAACTGCGAAACTTAATGCTGGCATTAACCAATTGGATTCAAATGGAAGGCTAGACATTATTCTTGGAAAGAAAAATGCAGAAATTGTGCGTGACTTGAATGAAGTGGCAAAGTATGTAACGACAGTCCCGCCTGGCACTCTGGTCAACAACAGCGGTACGGCTGGCGTTTTGTTGGCGGCAATGGGTGAAGCGGCTACTACTGGCGCATTGACAGGTTTGCCATTGCCAGCAATTAGCATATTAAGAGCAGTTAATCAACAAATGAAAAACAATAAAACAAAAGCTAGGATTGCTCAGGCTCTTAACAAGGCTGAAAGTTCTCAATAGGAGATACCCATTGATCCTTTTTCTCTCCTCATGTTGGCGCAAGGTGCAGTTGGCTTTATTAAGCAAGGCTGTGCAATGCTCCATGAGGGGCGAATGGAACTTGAAGGTGCTAAGAAGACAGTTGAAGGCGTACTTGCAGATGTCAAGGCAATCAAGGGCATTTGGCAGTGGCTCATTGGCTTACTTAGCGGAAAGCCCAAGTCCAAGCCAACAGAAGAAGCCCCCAAGCCTCTGGCGCAAAAGAAAGCCAAGGCAGTCTCAGCCAAGCAACAGTCTTACGAGGAACTTGAACTTAAACTTATCAAAGACATTGGTGACAAACTAGGTTTTCTCTTTGACACACAACAAGAAATCAACAACTACTACCATGAACTAGAAGAAACAAACAAAAACAACTACGATCCAACCCAAAACAATAGCAAAAAGGCGATAGAGAGGGCTTTGATTGAGTTACAGATGGAGAAGTTGTTTGAGCAAGTCAGAGAGGCGATGGTGTATGCCCCAGCAGAACTAAAGGATTTGTATAGCAGATTCTTGAAAATGCACCAAAAGATTGAGCAAGAGCAAGAGTGGGCAAGGGCAGAGATGGTTCGCAGAGCAAGGCTAAAGAGATGGAAACAAGAGCAATATGAGATTCGTTGTATCGAATTAACTGGTGGGGTGATTGCTGTGGTGTTTATGTCTTTAATATTTGGGTGGATGATGTGGGTTCTACGAAACTTGTCGGGTGGATTCTGAGTGTCTTGGCTTTGTGCATCATTGTTGCCACAACAAGCCTTGCCTACATCGAAACCTTGTACATGAAGGCACAACTGAAGAGAGAGATGAAAGAATTGCGTAAGTTGAAACAAGAACTGAAAGAAACCAAATGAATATGTACAGAAAAAGCCATTTTGTATACATAAAGTGGTTGATATGTATAGGTTTATTCGTTTTGGCATCATGTAGTGATCGCTACCGATATTTTTGCCAAAATCCTAAGAACTTCTCTGCCAAACAATGTCAGCGTCCTGATTGCCAATTCACCCAAGATTGTCCCGATTACCTCGTAGCACCTATATTGGAGAAACAAGTTGTCCAACAACCCCCACAAATTCCAAGTCAATCGGCTTCTGACGCAAGATGAGATAGAGGTCAGGGTTTGGGCTTTAGTAGTCCTAATCGTGACTGTTATCTTGGCTGGCATTGTGTTCTTTATGCTGTATAGCGTTACCTTTGTGACTCAGCCTATCAAGAGCATGGCTCCGATAGACCAAGGCTACCTCAAGATGCTCAACGATATTGTGTTGCTGATTGTTGGTGGCATTGGTGGCGTTATGTCTCGTAAGGGTGTGCAGACCTTGGCTGAGAAGATAGCAACGCCTACAACACCCCCTACAACGCCTCCTAGCACCCCTACAACGCCCCCACCACCATCTAACTCTACTTGGGTGTCATCTGGTGCTATGCCAGCATGGGTGAATCCTCCTTTGGATGAGGAATGGAGAGCGCCACCACCACCTACCACCCCACCTGACTATATTGATCCTGAGAAGGAAAAAATAGCCAATGAGAGGGCATTAGCGAGGGCTGATCAATGATTCCAAACCCTTGGGTAATCTTAGGCGTTCTATTGGCTTTGGCAGGCTTTTATGGTTATGGACACCATAGAGGATGGGATGATCGTGATATTGAGATGCAAGCAGAGATTGCTGTCAAGAACGAGGAAGCCCGTGTAAAAGAGCAAGAACTCACCAAACAACTTAATGAAAACTCAACCAAATTGATGGAGGCCAATAATGCCATTACTGAAAAACAGTCTAGTCTTGATCGTGCTATCCGTGCTGGTAGGGTGCGCCTCCCGACCCCAAGTTGCCCACAAACCAGTCCAAATACCCCCATTGCCAGCGGAAATAGCGGTCAAGCGGGAAGCGAATCTGACACAGAGACTCTCCGACTTATTGCTCAAATCGCCGCAGACGGAGACAAAGCCATCAACCAACTCAACGCCTGCATCGACAGTTACAACAAAGTGATGGAGACTGTAAATGGTAAACGCTGAACAACTAAAACAACTCCATATTGGTGCGGAGTGGGTGGATGCTCTAAATGAGACATTCTCACGTTTTAACATTGCTACAAAGAATCAAAAGGCTATGTTTATCGGTCAATGTTCTCACGAAAGTGGTAATTTCAGGTTGTTGCAAGAAAATTTAAATTACAAGGCGGCAACGCTGATGAAGTTATGGCCTAAACGCTTTCCTACCCTAGAAGTTGCCAATCAATACGCTGGTAACGCTCGTGCTATCGCTAACAAGGTTTACGCAGATCGTATGGGGAATCGAGATGAAGCATCTGGTGACGGGTATCGGTTCAGGGGAAAAGGACTCGTTCAACTTACTGGACACTCTAACCATTTCCACGCAGGCAAAGCATTGGGTGTTGATTTTGTTATGCAACCTGATCTTGTTGCAACCCCTAAATATGCCGCCCTCACTGCGGGGTGGTTCTGGGAAACACATAAACTCAATCCACCAGCGGATGCCCTTGACTACACTAAAGTGACCAAGATCATAAATGGTGGCTTGATAGGGCTGGACGATAGGATCAAGCACACGCAACAAGCGTTAGCTGTGTTGGCTTAGTCTTTATCCCAAGAAAAATAGAGGATGGCGACTATTACGCCAATCCCTACGCAGGCACCTATCAATAGTAAAGCGATGATGGTCAAGATGCTTTCTATCATTTAACTTTACTCCTAATCAAATCCTCCAAACACTTCATCAAAGTAAATACCGCACTTAGAAAAGCTGGTGCCAACATACCAAGAATAAAAAGCGTTACATCATACATATCTAGTCTCCAAATACATTTCGTGGAATGCCCACACAACCAGCCAATCCCACATTAGATTGGGGCAGTTACCATCATGGTAATACTTTGCCATAGAAAGACAAAACTCTTTAGTTGGTGGTTTTTTCATATTTTGACTCTAGTTCATCTACTCGTTTAGACAGAAGTCGAACAACCTCGGTCAGCAACGCAACTTCAGCAATTAACTTTGCCTCTTTGGTTGGATGGCGAATTGTCTCCTTCCTAACTGAACTTTGCTCCATTGCGCTAAAGAATTCCTTCTCCTCTGGAGTCTCTATTTGGATGGGTATGGTTAAGCCAATTGGTTTACGCATATCAAATCCAAATGTATTTGGTGAACATATAAAAGAAGAACCACACTATGGCAATCAGCGCACACAGAATAGCGAAGTCGCTGATCTGCGGCTCACGATAGGGGCCTGTGAAGATGTCTTCATTCAAATAGTCTTTAGGCCATGCCTCTTGCATGGTGCGGGGGAACATTCGTCCAGTTGGTAGTAGATCATCATTCATTTCAAAAGGCTCCTGTAAGCGTTAATGGCATCTTTCAGATCATTCTGCAACTGTTGGATGTAGTCCTGTTGCTCTTGCAATTTAATGTAAGACTCTTGGGCAAACTTGGCTAGATTCTCGTGGCTCCATGATTCAAATGTTGGCATTGTTATCTCCAAAATCGTTTAAGGTTGTCGGTTGAAAATGTTTTTTGGTACTCGGTTTCTTTGGGAGTAGTTAACCTGTTTTTCTGAGGTAAAGCTCCTGTGAACACTTCTTCTTTGGTTTTAAAAATACAAAAGCAAAGTTTGCAGTATCTGCGGCGGTAAGTAAACTCTTCATTCTGTATGGTTTCGGTGATTGCGATCTTGTCACCCTCGCACTTAGGACATTTCAAAATGGCACCTCGTCCCAAACCCAAGATGAGCAGTCAACAAGACCAGTAATCCAATCATCTGGTGGAGGCGCATCAAACTCTTGGCACTTACTGAAACTAAGTTTGGTGCAACTTTGGCAGTTGACAGGAATAATGTTTATCTGTGCCAATTGCTTCTTCAAATGCATTTTGATGGCGTTTAGTTCAACTAAATTCATAATCTCTCACTTCCGTATATTTTCCATTTTGGCGAGTTGCAATGCGGGATGGTTTTTTAATGCAGTTTGGATCGAAAAGCAAAGCATTGATTGCATACTCAACACTTGTTGGATAACTAAGCGAAGTATTTGGCGAACTGCGAGCAATCCACCAAGCAACAGCCTTCTGTCCTGCATAACCCGTATGGTCAAAACAAACCCATTCTGATGCTTTTTTCAAGATTCCAGAATAGTAGTCAACCCTAAGAGAGTCAGGCTTACCATCCTTCTTATGGGTGTGGTACTCAACCTTGGTGATGTCATGCCAAACCAAAGAGTGCTTGGCGTTTGACAAAAGTTCTGCGTAAGACAGAGTGGCATCCAAGACCTTGGGTTGCTCTTCCCTAATCGTGGCTCCACAGGCAACACAAGTCAATGCGGCGGCGGCATTCCTCTCGCCGCAATCTGGACAGATGGAGAATGGAGCCTCTTGATTGCTGGTCAGGCGTTTGGTTCTACCGCTGATGGTGTCAACGGGGCCGAGTCTGGCGACTGTGTCGGTGAAATCAAGCACCATGCAGTCGGTCTTCCCATCCGCAATGCGGGTGCCTCTGCCCATGCCTTGCACATACAGAACTGGCGACTGCGTTGGTCTGCACCAGATGATGCAATCCACATCTGGCACATCGAAACCAGTTGACAAAGCCAAGACAGTCACCAAGCAACGAATCTCTCCATTGCGGAAATCTCTGATGAGGTCTTCCCTAATGTTTTTTGGAGTCTCACCACAGACAACGGCGGTTCTTACGCCAAGTGAATTTAGGCGATTACAGAGACTATCTGCGTTAACGACACTTGGTGTAAAGGCTATCCACTTCTTGCGGTCTGAGGCGATTCTGGTGGCTTCTAGGGCTACTTTGTCCAAGTATTTCTCAACCTCTAGCGACAACTCGCCAATCTTGTAGTCTCCGTTGGCAATTCCCACCTTGCTGGCATCGATCTGAGTGATCACTCCATAGGTCGGTGGGACTAATGGCGCAATGAATCCTGCATCAAGCAATTCCCTCATGGTCACTCGGCTGGCGAACCCTGTGAAGAGTGGATCATCTCCGTCCGTTAGCCAGACACCATTGCCCCTAAAGGGTGTAGCGGTCATGCCAACTGTTCGGTATTCGCAGAGTTCCGACAACTTAGCCAAGAAAGTGCGATACATCCCTTTTGGCTTTGTGTCTACCAGATGCGCCTCATCAATGATCACCATCTTGATGTCTCCAAGAAGGTGCGCCGACTTAGCGATTGATCCTATGGTGGCAACAATCACATCTGCATCATGCTGTTTCTTGTTAAGGCTTGCACTCACAAAGCCAACCTTGATGTCTGGCGGCAAGAGGGCTTGCAACTTCTCAGCGTTCTGCTCCGCCAACTCCTTGCTAGGCACCAGCACCACAGTTCTAGGGTGGAAGTCTGGGTACTGATCCCACATCTGGCGCACAATCTCGGCGCAGATGATTGACTTGCCTGCGGCAGTTGGTAGCACCAACAGAGGTATGTCAGTTACCTCTTGGTGCTTTGTCCACCAATCAAACAAACTGGTGACTGTGCGAGATTGATACTCACGCAGGATCATTTTTTCTCGCCTCAAGCATTGCGTCTGCCACTCTGTAAGCGTCAGCAGAGAGTTGATAAACATTGGGGTGCATCCCATTGTTCAGCAAGCCTTGCATCGCTTGTGCGGCAAAGTAATCTCTCAGGGTAATGTCTTGAATTGGTGGTGTCATACAAATTTTCCTTCATATTGTTTCCGCAATTCCAAGCATTGCTCGTCCACCAAAATCGTCTTGTCTCCACAGGCGTGGATTTCCTGACTGCTCAAGTGGTCTGGGTTCTTGTTTGGATCGCCATTGGTAAAGCGTTTGCCATCTGCCATTTCGTAGATAACTCCATCTCCATCTGTGTCAATAGGATGGGCAGTCTTAGCCAGCAAAATTGGAATGATCCTGTGGTCTTTGCATCCTTGTCGCTGTTCATCAACCGACAAATCCTTTTTGTGCGTTTGGCAACTCCATCTCGCCTCTCCATCCATTTCTGGGGTGACATGGGCGCATGATCTGCAAGATGCGGCTGGTACATCCGTTCCGTGGCAGATTGCGTGGTAGTCGCAGAATTTGCACTCGTACCAACTAGGATCAGCAGAGACACCAACAGGCGGCTCCGTGGCTGTGATGACCGCAATGGCTTTGTCAATGATGGCTTGAGCCTCTTGCACGTCAAACTCGACTCGTTCTGTATAGATTTCATCGTTATCCTTGTTGACTACAAAGTACAAGGCTCGTTTGCAACCATCGTCACCAAACTCGTCTTGCGTCCACTTCATGTATATTTGCATCTGCCCATAGTGTTCTGGCTTGGACTTCTTTACGCCATTTTTTTGCATATCCCGAAACATCTTGTCCGAGGCAGTCTTGATCTCCAAAATGTGCGGCGACTTGGGTGCCTGTGGTAGACCAGTGAGAATCCCATCGCAGTTGCCTTGGAAATGCCCACCAGAAGATTGCTCTGTGAATGACCATTGCTTTCCTGTGGCTGGATTGTTTTGGTAAACAGTACAACCAATGCTTGCCAAGTCTTTGTAGACCCGTGGCTCTTGCAGATGCCCAGACTGAAACACTCGATACAAGCGTCCAGAAAATTGTGCCGCCTTAGACCAGCGGAAGGAATACCAATGCTGGCGCAAACAAGGTTTGCCAATAGCAGAGGCTCCAAGGTATGGACGCTGTGGTTCAGAGCCAAACTTTGCCTTGTAGTAGGCAAAGATGGCATCTGCCACAGGGTCAACTACCGCAGTTGGTAGTTGTGCCATTCTTATCCCTTCTTAGCCCATGCAGGGGCTTTAGAAGTTGGTGCAGAGGCTTGTGCAGGGGCTGGTGTATCAGCAACTTGTGCTGAATGCGTAGGCGCACCACCAGAGGCAGACTCATAGCCCTTGATGTTGTTGCTCTCTTGGTACTTGCCATCTGCCTCACGGACTGTCACCTTGATTCGCATAGGCTTGTAATGCAATGCAGATGTGTCTTCCAACTTGATCACATTCACGGCATGGCAAAGTGCAGACAACTGCGCCTGTGCAATGCGTTGGGTGGTTTCGTTGTTGTGTTCGATGTTCAGGTTGTCCCACACACGGCGGCCTTTGTACTGACCATCAATGATCTCCAAAGTAAGTTTCAAACCCTGACCATTGCCAGATGCCAATGGACGAACATCAGACTCTGTGATGTGTGCAAGGTAAGTTCCTGCGGGTAAGACTCCATTTGTGATCTGTGGAGCGACAGCGGATGCGTCAAAAGAAAAGTTAGCCATTTTTAAATTCCTAAAAGTTAAAGTTACGGATTGATGATCAAGATTGTGCTTTTGTCAAAGCGTCTTGGAATGTCGCCCAATCAAGCGGCATATTGGATAAGCCAAAGCGGTTGCCACCGCAATGGGCTGGATGAGCCTCAACATGGAGGATGCGTTCACCCGTAGTAGTTGCCTTGGTTTCTTTCTTGTTGAAACCAGCGTCTGTTTTACTGGTGTAGATGCGGTAGCCTGCGTAGCCAATCACATCTGCCCATTCCTGCACCAGAGCGGCGGCTCGGTCATGGAGTTTTAAAACATGGGAGTCATAGCCCTCGGTCAGCGGGTCTTCCACTCGTTTGATCTTGTCGTGGGCAATAAGGATGATGCCCATTTGCTTGGTGGATCGGAGGACTTCTAAACCAGTAAGAAGGTTGCGCCACTCTTCAGCGGCGGCGACATAGCCCTTCCCGAAGCCAGGCTGTTCGATGTTCTTCCACCCATTCTGTTTGCACACATGATCCTGCACCATTGGCTCCAACCAATCGAGCGAATCCATAAACAGCGTCTTGAAATCATGCTCATTTGTGATCAGCGTTTCAATTGCGGAATAAACCTCTTGCAAAGAACTAGCCAATGGAAATGCGTTAGCGTCCACAGCGTCTGCACCATCTTCTGTCAAGATGCCAATGGCGTTAGGTGCGTGTGATGCAAAGGTGGTCTTGCCGATCTTTCCTGCGCCAACTAAACAGATTTTGGGCGCACGAACACGGCGGGTTTTGGTGATAGATTTAAGATCAAACATTTTTAGTCTTTCAGGTTTAAGGATGGTTTTGCGGGTTTAGATGTAAAGAATTTAGCGGCTTGTGCATAAGCAGGAGCATCGAGTTCTTGCAAGGCACGAAGTTGACGAAGATCAACTTCTGGCTTCCAACGAAATGCTTTTTGCACATTGGCTCCAAGCATCTCGAACTCGGCTGATAAAGCCTCTGCATCGACTGTGCGAGTCAGTTTCCAATAGATGGAGAACTCCTCATCATTGTGGGTGCCCTCGCCACCATCTGGCGTGACATAGAGCGCAAGAATCTTGTTCTCCACATCGAGGCGGTTTTTCTTGGCAGTTTCTTCTGCCAGTTTTGCGGCTCTAAGTTCCGCAACAAGTTTAGTAATCATTGGAGTTTTCCTTCATATCTTCAAGGGCGGATTCGCAGATGTGATCCACGATGGACTGCATAAGCAGATGGGCAATGTCAACGCCATTGGTGGTGGCGTTAACAAGGTTCATGCACTCGTCTATGTCGGGTGCGTCTGGATAGTTTTCTTCTGCTGGCTCATACTCCAGTTTGCATTGGAGTTCGACACCTTCGATCTCGCAGTTGAATTGGTAGAGGTCTGGTGTCATAGATTTTTATCCTTGAGTTTGGCTTCAATGGCTTGGGCAAAGGGATAAAGATTTGTGCCATGTGTGTTTAAATCCTCCATGATTGCGCCTTGTTCTTGCTCCGTCAGCCCTACCCATGTGCGCTGTGGTGGGGTGGTGTATAGGGCAACGTCATCATCAAATGCTCTTTGCTTTGTCAATGTCGTCATCACAGTGAAGCCTTGACGTAGTTCGTCAAACCTATGCTCTGACATCCACGCCACAGGCTCTTGCTCTGGTTTCATGCTGATGCTCCCATCCAAGCGTTGACTAAAGGTTGAGCATCATACTTACGGACAAGATCAACAGTTGATTTAAAAGAGCCAGCGGTTCTGTGGGTGGGTCTGCCCCAAGCGTCTTTGGCGTTGAGGTTGACCAGTTGACCTCGGCGAACTGCCATGTAAACGGCGTTGGCTGTAAAGCCCTCTGCCACAATTTCTTTGATAGTGCGTGGCTCGGCGCAAAACTCTTGGAGTCGGGTGATATGGGTCATGTTGACCACCATGCCACTAGGAGCCATGCAAAGCCTACTGCCACCAGCGTGGCGGCGAAAATGTCTTTGAGTGTTTGGTTCATGCCATCTCTCCCTGCATTGCTTCCCACTCTTTGACAGTAATCATTTTTACAACCACATCATCCCAACGCCTAAAGTGATTGAATGCTTCAGCGGCTTGCTTGATAGTCATTGGCAAAGTTGGCTTCCACATTTTTAGTGCGCCAACATAAGTGTCCATGCGGATCACGATCCACTCTTTGCGAGCGTTGGGGTTGGCACCTCTACGAGATGATCTCCTTACTACTGTTCCATCTGATGTTGAATGTGTCATTTCAATTGTCCTGTAAAGGTTGAAAGGGATGGGGCTTGCGCCCCGTGGGTGTTACTTGCGTTCTACTGTGCCAACCAATTCACCATCCATGATTAAGAACAGGATGTGTTTGGCGATATTGAGGGTTTTGCGGCTAGATTCTTGTGCGCCACCAGCAATCAGTTCTTGAGCATCTGACATCAGGCCAGCAACGATCATGTGGCCACCTGTGAATTGATAAGTGATGGATTGTTTAACTGACTCTACATAAGCATCTATGTCAGCGACTCCATACATATTGATGTTGCGTTCTTCTTGTTCAGTTACTAAGATGTTTGCGTTTGTCATTTTGTTTCCTTTGTTGGCCTCTCGGCGTGATGTGCAGAGAACCTATTTCCCTGCCCATGACCAGAATTCTAGCAAAAAACTAGAGGTTTCTAGCGGTTTGATAGAAATATTTAAAAATAATTGTTATCGGTATCCCTAATAGGGTTTTCACCTATATCGTTAGTGTTCTATCATTATGCTAGACTCGCTCCCCTATGAACATCCCACACATTACCCCCGAAGAGAGGAGAGAACTGGCTGAAAAGGTTGGTCTCTCAGAACAATACATCTACCAATGCCTGACAGGAAGGCGAGAAATGTCTGCTTGGCAGGCTGTTTGGGTTGAGCAGGAATCAGGTGGCAAGATCACCAGAAAGATGCTCTGTCAGGGTAGCTGGCAGGCGATTTGGCCTGAACTGGTGGAGGTGCAGGCATGAGTAGTTTGACAAGCATATTCCCCAACGGGTTCGCCGTTGCTACTGAGAGCCAAGACTTGATTAGTCCTGTCGAGGGATTCACCAAGCATTGCGAGGCACAAGGGCTGGTGATCAGAGACTTGATCGCAGATGGAGAGATACATCGAGTGCCTCACATCTCTTCTAAGAAGGGTGCAGTTGATGGGTGGTATATCTTGCACCTGTCAGGCAAGATTCCAGTTGGTGTTTGTGGCTGTTGGAAGGAGCCAACCTTTGAGTCCAAGTGGATGGCAGATATTGGGCGCAATATGTCGTTTTCTGAGCGACTAGAGCATGACAAGTTGATCGCTGAGATCAGAGCCAAGCGAGAGGCAGACAGGCTTGCATCTCAACAGGTGGCGGCTGAGAAGGCAGAGGATGAGGTTTCAACTTATGCTGATGCCAGTGCAGACCATCCGTATTTGGTGAGGAAGAGGATAGAGCCTCATGGGATCAAGATTGATCGTGCAGGCAGGCTGGTTGTGCCTGTCATTGACCAAGAAGGGGAAATCCTGTCGTACCAAACCATCGATGCTGATGGAAACAAGCGGTTTCTCAAGGGTGGCAAGATCGAGGGTGGTTTCTATGAACTCAGGGGAAATCGCAAGGTCATCTTCATTGGCGAAGGGTTCGCAACTTGTGCGTCAATTCACCAAGCGACAGGGTTCACAACTTTGGTGGCGTTTGATTGTGGAAATCTCGCCAAGGTAGCCAAGAGTGCCAAGGAAATGTTCTTGGGTTCTCGGATAGTTATCTGTGCTGACAATGATCAGTTTACGGAGGGCAACCCTGGCCTCACCAAGGCGAAAGCGGCGGCTGGTTTGGTGTTTGGGGAAATTGTGTATCCAATCTTCAATGAGTCTGATCTGGCATCAAAGCCAACGGATTTCAATGACTTGCATACCTTGCAGGGCATCGAGGCGGTCAAGGAGCAGATCGAGCGTGTGGCGTTGCCAGCCATAGACAAGTTGGCGTTTGAGTTCACTAGAGCAGATAGTTTGGAACTCACGGAGATTAAGTGGGTGGTGGATGATTACATTGAGGCGGACTCGCTGGCGCAAGTGTTTGGCGATCCAGGCGGCGGAAAGTCATTCGTCGCCATCGACTTGGCTTGTTGCGTTGCAACTGGTAAACCTTGGCATGGACATGATGTCAAACAGGGTTCTGTGTTCTACATCGCTGGTGAAGGGCATAACGGATTAGCCAGAAGACTGAAGGCATGGCAGATTGGTAACGGGACATCTCTCGCCAATGTCCCCTTGTACAAGTCCCATCGTGCGGCTCAGTTGTACGATGCAACAGAGGCGGCAGTTGTGGCTGAGTCGATTAAGCAGTTGTCAGCGGAAGCGAACTGCATCCCATCCATGATTGTGATTGATACATTAGCCAGAAATCATGGTGGTGACGAAAATAGCACTCAAGACATGAATTCCTTTATCCAACATCTGGATGTGTATCTGCGCCAACCTTGGAAATGTTGCGTCATGGTGGTTCACCACTCAGGCGTGGCAGACAAGGATCGCTCCAGAGGCTCCACAGCCTTGAAAGGCGCATTGGATGCGGAATACAAGTGCCAACTGGATTCAGGCACCAAAACCATAGCGTTCGAGTCCAAGAAGATGAAGGATGCGGAAATGCCAAGTCCTAAGAACTTCCAGATCACCCAAGTCGATCTACCCATCAACAACAAAAACGGAATGCCAGTCAAGGGTGCGTATCTGACAGCGGTAGACATTTCGGGATTGGTTAGCCAAGTGCAAAAGAAGACCTACCTCTCACCAAACCAAAAGCAAGTGATGGAATGCTTGGTGATGCTAGAGGTCAATTTGCTACAAAATCACCAACTCAGACCAGTTGGATATGACGAGTGGCGAGACTGCGCCAAGGAGCATGGAGTTAAGAACAACAGATTTTGGGAAGTAGTCAAGAGCATGATCGCCAAAGAGATGATTTTGGAGGTCGATGGTGGGTATAAAAGTCATCCGAAACCATCCGAAAGTCATCCGAATCGGATAACATCGGATGGTAAGTAGATCATCCGAAACTACCATCCGAATCATCCGAAACCATCCGAAACCATCCGCCTTCTGCCTCTCCAATCATCCGAATCCTTCCTCCGTTGTCTACAGACAACGGAAGGATCGGATGGAAGGCAGATCGGATGAGGTAGGACGGATTGGGTGTCAGGTTGGGTAACTTTGAAAGGTAAGGTATGAAAGAAAAATTGTGGGCTGGAAATAAACCAGATCAGAAGACTTGGGTAAAGGTTTGTGACCTTGGCGAGTTTGATGGCGTTAACTGGATGCTGTTTGAGAACCAGCCAGTTAAGGAATATTGGAATAACTACAAACTGGTGGCTGATGGCATGGTGGCACTAAAAGCGAATTATTGGTTTGCTTGGAATGGCACTAGGTTTGCCGATAACCTTGACTTGCCAATCATTAAGGAGTTTCGCCCAGACTTGTTCAAAGCGGTCTGCAAAGCCATCGAAGAAGCCTACGCATGATCGAAGTGAGGATTGAAATGAAGATTGTCTCTGTTGCTAACTTGCGGATGCATTGGGCTGTTAAGGCTCGTTTGGCGAAAAGTCAACGGCAAAAGGCGTTTAACGCATTGGCATCTGTGGCTGTTCCGCCGCCATTACCTTTGACTCTGGTGCTAACGAGGATTGCGCCTCGACAGTTGGATGGCGATAACTTGCAGTCTGCGTTCAAAGCTACCCGTGATGGTGTCGCCGACTGGCTTGGCGTTGATGATGGCGATAAGCGTCTTGATTGGCAGTATCGGCAGAGAAGCGGTGGTGCCAAGGTGTATGCGGTTGAGTTGGAGGTGATATGAGAGGTAGACCATGCAGAACGGATACTGTCTGGTTTAAGCGCAAACTTGGAGAATCGGAGAGAAAAATCCTTTTGGTCGCTGGTCGTGGTGATCTGACTCAAGGATGGCATACATTGCTGGAAATCTATCAGAAACTGTGGAACAACGGATACAGACCCAAGGACGATCTGGATGATTTCTTAGGCATTGACCCGTCCGAGCCAGAAAAGCCTGTTGTAGGCGGTTTTAATGCGGTTTGAGAGGGTTTTAAGGAACTATTCTCCGTCTGGTGTCAGGTATGGCTGGAATGCACCATCCGACCCTTTCCCTTTTCCCGTTTCCCGACCGACCAGTCGGTTAATTAACCCAACTTATCCACAGGGCAAATGATGAGTTATCCACAATTTCTTGATTTCTTTGCGTTAACTTACAAAAGCCTGTGGATAACTTGTGGATAACTACAAAATAACTTTACATAATGAATGTTGTATGAATTAGACTTGCAAAACTGTCAGGGTTTACCCGTAGGTCTTGCGTTTTGGATGGGGGGGAGGGGGTCGGTCGCTGTCAGAGTTTTTGCTGTACCCCCCTCCCCTCACAAAAAGCGAAAAGGAGTAAAATTTTGTTATGAGTGAACTTGAATTGAAAAAAAAGGTTGGTAGACCGAAGGGCGTAAAGAAACTCACCATCCAGCGATGGGCGGCGAACCCTAGCCTGTCGTTACCGAAGACGGATCACCAGAGGATCAAGGAACTCAAAGACCTGATGATCAACTCTGGTGGAAGGGATGTGGCGCAGAAGGTGATAGAGATTGCGTTGAACGATGACCACCCTGGTCAAATGGCGGCTCTCAAGATGTGTTTGGATAGGACGTTACCGATCACGCTGTTTGACAAGGAAGCCAAGCAAAGGAATGCGGTAACGATTAACATCACGGGCATTGGCGAGATCAATCACGCCCAAACAATAGATGCTGAAGATGTGGAGGATAAGAATGGATAGTCTTGTAAAACTTTATGGGATGAGAACTCCCTATAAATCAGAACTTACTTTCTTTAAGGAAAGACCTGAAGTTGCTGGCATGGCGGCTGAAGACAATAAAATTATCTTAAATCCTTTTTCTACGCTTTCTCCTCAAGAGAAGATGGCTGTTGCGAAGAACGAGGCTTTGCGTATCTATATGCGCCAAAACGACATAAGCCCTAACTTTGATTTAACAGGCTCACAACAAAAGATGTTTGTGGGTACTGAATATGAAAAAGACCCTGTTTCTGCCAAACAATCTATCTTGGCTAGGATTCTTTCTAATGATCCTTCTGCCAAAGATGCAACCTTAGACCAAACCCTTGAGGCTCAGAAACTGCAAGAACAAATCATGCAAATGATGAAGAAGTAATGAGTGATCTGAACTTTTCCCTTCTCCCTTGGCAACAGGATGTTTTTGCTGACAAGACGAGGTTTAAGGTTGTGGCGGCAGGAAGAAGGTGTGGTAAGTCTAGGTTGGCGGCAACGACATTGATTATTGAGGCGTTGAAGTGTCCGCAGGGTTCGGCGGTTTTGTATGTGAGTCCTACGATGGGGCAGTCTAGACAGATCATTTGGGATTTGTTGTTGGACATTGGTCGAGAGGTGATTCAGGGCAGTCATGTAAACAACTTGGATATCACTATGATCAATGGTGCGAAGATTTATGTCCGTGGCGCAGACCGCCCTGATACCTTGCGTGGAGTCTCTCTTACTTATGCTGTACTGGATGAGGTAGCTGACATAAAGCCAGAGGCATGGGAGCAAGTTATTAGGGCATCACTGTCAGACAAAAAGGGCAGAGCGATGTTCATAGGCACCCCCAAGGGTAGGAATTGGTTCTATGACCTTTTCAAACTTGGCGAAAGCGAGGAAGACCTTGATTGGAAATCTTGGCACTTCACCACAAGAGACAACCCCCTGATCGACCCAACTGAGATTGAATCAGCCAAGAAAACCCTGTCTACCTTTGCTTTTAAGCAAGAATACATGGCTAGTTTCACCAATGCTGGTAGCAACATCTTCAAGGAAGAGTGGATCAAGTACGGGGAAGAGCCTGAGTATGGCAGTTACTACATAGCCTGTGACTTAGCAGGATTTGAGGAAGTTGCCAAACAAGCGGCTAATTCCAAGAAAAGGCTAGACCAGACGGCTATTGCTGTGGTGAAAGTTACGGATGATGGCAAATGGTTTGTCAAAGAGATTGTCTATGGTAGTTGGGACATCCGTGAGACTGCGGCAACGATCCTGTTGAAGATGCGTGAATACAAGCCTTTGAGTGTGGGAATTGAGAAAGGTGCGCTAAAAAACGCAGTTTTGCCATATTTGTCTGACTTAATGCGTAAAAATAATGTATATTCGCACATAGTTGACTTAACGCATGGCAACAGGAAAAAGGCTGACAGAATTATCTGGAGTCTCCAAGGGCGGTTTGAGCATGGACGTATTGTGCTGAACTCTGAGGAGGATTGGGATGAATTTAAAGATCAACTTCTTTTATTTCCCGCCATTGGAGTGCATGATGATTTGCCAGATGCTCTCTCATATATAGATCAAATGGCTGTCACTTCCTACTTTGTGGATGACCAAGAAGATGATTGGGAGCCAGTAGACATAATAAGCGGGGTTTGATAATGGCAACAGATAAACAAGTTGGTATGGAAGAAAACGAGTTTGACGAGCCTAGTGAGGCTGACAAAGAACTTGTTGGATTTGTTGTAGACCACTGCAATCGGTGGCGTGACTACCGAGATGTTAACTTCCTTCCTGATTGGCTAGAGTACGAGCGCATCTTCCGTGGTCAATGGGCTTCTGAAGATAAAACCCGTGAATCTGAGCGTAGCCGTATTGTCACCCCCGCCACCCAACAAGCCGTAGAGACTCGCCATGCTGAGATCATGGAAGCAATCTTTGGTCAGGGCGACTACTTTGATATTGAAGACAACCTACAAGATGTAGGTGGTAACCCCATAGATGTTGAGTTAATCAAGGCTCAACTGATGGAAGACTTCAAGAAGGACAAAATACGCAAGTCCATCGACCAAATTGAGTTGATGGCTGAAATCTACGGCACAGGCATTGGTGAGATTATTGTCAAGACGGAGAAGGAATACATACCCGCTACGCAAGCGATACCAGGCCAAGTCGGACAAGCCGCCATCGGAGTCTTAGAAAAAGACCGCATTGGCGTGAAGATCATGCCCGTCAACCCAAAGAACTTCTTGTTTGACCCTAACGGCACATCCATTGATGACTGTATGGGCGTGGCTATCGAGAAATATGTCTCTATCCACAAGATTGTCCAAGGCATAGAGAAGGGCATCTACCGCAAAGTAGACATTACCACCTCTGGTGAAGACACAGACCTTGAGCCTACCCAAGAGGTAAGCCAATACCAAGATGAGAAAGTCTTGTTGTTGACCTACTATGGCTTAGTTCCACGGGAATATTTAAATAATCTCAATGAAAACAAAGACATAGTAGAGTTATTTCCAGAGAATTCTGCGGCAGATGACTACACAGATATGGTGGAAGCCATTGTTGTCATAGCAAATGATGGTCAACTTCTCAAAGCAGAAGAAAACCCATACATGATGAAGGATCGCCCTGTTTTGTCCTATCAGGATGACACAGTTCCGAACCGCTTATTGGGCAGAGGCACAGTAGAAAAAGCGTTCAATATGCAAAAGGCTATTGATGCTCAGACCCGTAGCCACTTGGATTCCTTGGCATTAACGACTAGCCCCATGATTGCTATGGATGCGACCCGTTTACCAAGAGGAATGAAGTTTGAGGTGAAGCCTGGCAAGGCGATCCTCACCAATGGCGCACCTTCTGAGATTCTCTACCCCTTCAAGTTCGGTCAAACCGATCCCAACAACTTGGCTACGGCAAGAGACTTTGAGCGTATGTTGTTACAAGCAACAGGAACGCTTGATTCCCAAGGCATGATCAGCAATGTTGCTAGAGATGGTGGTCAAGGCGGTATGTCTATGGCTGTCGCTTCTATCATCAAGAAGTACAAGCGCACTTTGGTGAACTTCCAAGAAGATTTCCTAATCCCGTTTATCAAGAAAGCGGCGTTCAGGTTCATGCAGTTTGACCCAGAGCGTTATCCTTCTGTAGACATGAACTTCATTCCTACGGCTACTCTTGGCATTATTGCTAGAGAGTACGAGCAACAGCAGTTTATTGGCTTGTTGCAGACGCTTGGCCCTAACACTCCCGTTTTGCCAATCATCTTGAAAGGCATTTTGGCTAATTCAAGCCTGTCTAACAGGTACGAATTGATGCAAGCCTTGGATAAGATGAACCAACCTGACGAGCAAGCACAGCAATTGGCACAAGTTCAGCAACAATTGGCATTGCAAGCGGCTCAAGCACAGATTGCGGTCAACACTACTCAAGCAGAACAGAATCGTGCAGAGGCTACCAAGTTGACAGTTGAGGCTCAGTTGATGCCACAAGAAGTTCAAGCCAAGATGAGTGCATCTTTGAC